AAACTTGCAACGCGGATTGGAGCAGTATTCGTTCCTAAGAACCAATTGACTGTTACAGAGTCAACAGTAGGAACTTGATTTGCCGTAGCTGTAAAAACGAGTCTCCATTGAGCAAATTGTAAAGGAACAATTGTAATTGGAGGAAAGTTACCATTCGTAACTGTATAATAAGTAGCTGCTGCTAATCCAGGAAGTGAGGAGGCACTTCGCATTTCGACTGTTAATGTTCCGCCATTTAGTGCAGAAACATACTGGAAAATACCCCAGCCCGAGGGTGGTGCTAGCGCAGTATCAATAACTGGTGATACATAAATTGGAGCCACGGTCCAGGTAGCCGTCACAGAAGTTGCGTAAGAAACTCCACTTGATCCTTGTGTAAAACTTGCTTTCAGCCGAAAATATCGGCGAAGAACCATGCTACTCCAAGGTCCAAATTGTCCGTTTCCATTTCCAGTTCCACCCCATCCAGCATCAGTCGTTGCGGTCGCAATGGTAAAAGTGACGGTACCTCCGCCAACGTTTGTCGAAATCCAGGCAGGATTATTGAAGACCGTTGCATCGGTCGTCATTTCCATTGTTTCACTAATCCAATCTGTAACTCCAGTTGAAGGGCTAATGAACAGTAAATTTAGAAGGGAAAGAGTATCAGTTTCACGATCATCTGTCGTTGTAAGCGAGATTCGTAATCGATAATAACGTTTCGACGGTGAAAAATTACTGTTGCTTAAAATAGCCCGCGTCGTGTAGGTAAAGATTGTATTCCAAATCGTCCCATCATCACTATGATCGACGTTATAGGTAAGATTTTTTGTACCGCCAAAAACATTTGGAAAAGTTCCTGTCAAGCTCGCCCAAGCCGTATTAATTGTTAAAGAGTCTGAGTTATATGTCGCAGAGGTCCATGTTCCTGATCCAGAAACTGCGGTTTGGCTGAAAGTAAATCCAATCGCCATACTATTAATACTCGCTGCGGTTTGATGCCAGGAAGTATCAAAATAAAACCATTGAGTATTATAGGTATCAACGAATTGATAAACTTCAGGTTGTGCGCGAAAATTTGGTGTACCAACTTGTTCAATTCCGATAAATACTTCTGCACCAACAGTAACAGGAACTGTCGAAGTAAAAGTAAAATCTTGAAAATTAAATGGACCATCAATCGTACAAATTAAATTTCCACTTTGTGCGATTATAGAACCAGGCGTACCCGCTGAATTCGCCCAAATTGTTATACGAAAAGTATTTTTTGTTGGATCAGTTGCAAGACTTGAATTCATCCGTACAGTAACAGTTAAAAGATTTCCTGCCCGTGCAAGCAAATCAATTTTTTGGGCATACCGTGTAATTGTTTGTTGCCCTGCAAAAACCATTGGCTGTGCGCCCCCAAGACCAACCCCTGTAAAATTTCCAAAGGTTGTTAAGGCGATTGATGCAGTCGAAGGATTCATTGTCCCAGTACGTGTTCCAGGAAAACTTCCTGAGAAGCGATACTGATTAATCGGCTTTAAGCGATTATCACCCGCTGCTAAGGCAAGATTTGAAGTTTGTGTTCCACCTTCCCAATCAGCTTGTGACTGATGTACATCAAAAGGATTAATTGTCTGAACAGTTCCAGGATTTGAATTAAGATCAATGGCTCCAGGGGTTGTAACAATTGAACCACCCGCTGCATTGAAGCCAGCCTGAAAATCAGCCTGAGTGCTTTGTGTGTTACTTCCACTCACGAAGGAAGTCTGTTGAATGTTCAAATTGACTTCATCTTCAATCGGGTCAGAAATGTATTCGACAGATGATCCATTGAATGCGTAGAAGCCGCGATCTGAAAGCCACACAAGAACGGGAACACCATTGATTGTGCGAACTTGGATACTGCGGTTATCTGTACAACCCACTGTTCCAGGAAATTCCTGGTAGTAAAAAGTGTCATCCGTGTTACCAAGAATCTGACCGAATGAATGGCGATTCAAGACATAAACAGTTCCTTGATAAACAGCAAGAGCCTGGATTGCATCTTTTGGATTACAAATCAAGGTATTGTCTGGATCAAAGATGTCTGGCAATCCTGGACTGGACCAATACAGAGATGTTGGTGTTCCAGAAACGCCGGCCACAAAGAGCCGTGAAAGATTCAAAACAATGTACGAAAAAGTGGGCGGCGTATTGTTAAAAGTCGGAATGGCCGTTGTGCCAGCAGAAACTGTATCCGTAAAAATTGTAGTTGTATTGTCAGAAATCGTTCCAACCAATAAATAGTTTCCATCGCCATTGTCGCGATAAATTTTGCGTGCAGTGACGCCATATCCGCCAATTGCAACACCTGTAAGGTGAACGGTTTGGTTGGGTGAAGCGACCGTATGGAGGGCTGAAGCTGGTCCACCATTGGACTCTTCAAAGCCGTAATAAAGAAAAGTGATTTTATATGTGTGACCGCCAACTGGGACTGATCCACCGCTGGTATCAGCAGCAAAGGCAACCGCCGATCCTGGGGGCTGCGCGCCCATGCTTTTAATTTGCGGCGGAACGTAAGAAACTCCACCGTAAGTTGATGTGAGATCGTAAACGCGTGGCGCATCAATTCCATTTCCCATATACACGCGATTCTGGTACATGGTATATTCCATGCTTCCATTGGCCGTAAAGCCAGAGGTCACAGTATGAATGGCATTATCCCCGCTCGTGTATTTGAGGGTCCCGTTGTCCATAAACAAGAGATGATGAACACCATTTGAAAAAATGGCTTCAAAAGCATCTTTGCTGGGAGCAGATAGAACGGTGGCATTATACAAAGTATCTTTGGGCCGCTTTTCAATGGCTCCAGTGACATTGGTGAGAAAATTGCTGCTACCTACTGTGAACTCGTCATTGCTGAGATAGTTGCTCTCAGGTTGATACTTCGATTTAATTGTACCCCATTTCGACTGCGGTAAATTAACTTTTGCTCTGCGCATTATGAGATCCTTATTGGTTAAGAGGATTGACTTGGCCGTTGACGGCCCCACTGTTGTATGAGTTGTAGCTGTAAGGAACAAACGAGATCATATCAATTGACCAGCGTCCATCCAGCATTCTCTTGTTTTTCCATTTGAAACCATTTCCGATTTCCATATCGTAATTGAGTTTTTCCTCTGCGGCTTTCTCGCCTTCATTGTCTTGTTTCCAAAGTTTCCAAAGAACATAAGCTCGCACACCAGGATAAAGACTATCATCAATAGACAATGAATCACTGAGAGTTGCAAGTTGTGTTGGCATCCCTTCGTAAAAAATAGCAATGTTATTTGTACCGCTTGAGATCGGCGGAGGATAAAGATTGATTGTTTTGCCCGTCATGAAATACTTTGAAGGCGTCGCACGTGCGCTCACATCAGAAGAAAGGAAGTTTGGAGATTCTTGACTCATCTTTTCAATCGAAGTTGGGATGATAGGAGTCCATGAATCAACTCCGCCTACGGGTGTGTTGTAGAACAGTTTTTCATTTCCAAGCCAATCGGACGGAAGAGTGTAAGCCGTTTGTCCCGCTACTGAAGATGTGAAGGCGCGACTTTGAAGCACACGTGTCCGACGCACATACTCATTCTGTGCAAGATTAATGAGGTACAGCATTCTTGAATTTGAAAAGAATGTTGGACTTGGCTCAGTTATTTCTGCGCGAAGGTCATTAACAATTTGTGTTCCAGTTATAGACATTTGAATATCCTTTAGTTCGGGATTCTCAGGACTTTAAATCCAGTTCCGCCCGAATCAGCCGCGCCGACACTCACACGTTGAAGAGTATTTGTATCGACATCCCACAACATGAAGCGTGTTTCACCCGCTGTTGCATTACTATCGAATTTTCCTGCAATACCTGTTGATAATTCTAATTCAATTCTTTCTGCCCCACCGTTTAAAGTAATGGATGCAAAACTTCCTGCAAAGGCTGCGTCAGAAGTCAGAACTAAATTATTTGTACTCGAACCTAAAAGAACACCAGCCGGATCAGTCAAGACAAAGGCTTGATTTGTTCCATCATAAGAAAGAGACGTTGTTCCTGCGGTATCTAAAAATAACTTTTTAGTATCATTTAAACGTAAACCATTTACATTGAATTGTGCAACTGTTGCGAAATTAGGTTTAATATTAATTGTTGTATTTGCATCATCAAAGATAATCTCACTCAGTTCAGAATAGAGATCAACTCCGAAAGCCGAAGCTCCACTGAGGTCAAAAGAAAGACCAAGATTTCCAGAGGTATCTCCGATGAAAATATTCGAAATACCTTCAAGAGAGAAGTTATCATTGATAAGCCGCATTCCTGACCCACCAGATCCGTTGATATTGATGTACTGTGATCCGGCAGTGATTTGCATCGCTCCAGCAGTTGAGTCCCATCTTAATCCGGCGGGACCAAATCCATAATCGCTCATGAAATAGTAACCATGATCGTCTGGAAGTTTTAATCCTTCGGCTACGAAACGACCAACTTCAGTCGCATTAATTAATGCCCGAATGCTACTGGTTGCTTGTCCGGCATAAAGCTCAATATAATCACCGGTAACAAGGCGCATGAATTCTGATCCACCAGTCGTATCATCAAGAACAATGGAAGATTGATTCAGTTCCATGTTTAATTGGAGATCACTGAATGAAATAACTTCAGTTCCATTTGACATGAAGCTGAGTTTTCCACCGCCTGTGCGCCACATTCCCATCGTTGAATCGCCGCTAAAGGAATAGCTTGGTGCGCCGCTAGTCCCGTTTGGAGCTAAGATCGGGAAGCTCATGCCACCAGCAGTCACCCAAGATAAAGTTCCAGCTCCATCAGTGGAAAGAACTTGTCCTGATGTCCCATCAGCAGAAGGAAGAGTCCATGTAACATTACCAGCAAGTCCTGAAGGACATTTAAAGCTTACATAAGGATCTTCAACAACATCCCAAAGTCTTAATTCTTTGAGAACAGTTGTAGAGTCATATCGCACACGGAATCTTTCACGCACGAATGTATCACTCGGCATCATTGTACCGAGATGGAATTGATCGCGGAAAGTGCTATCTGAAACTGAACTCCAGAACATAACACCAGAATCTGAACCGAGAGCAATTTCTCCATCATTTTGTGCGCCATTATAAGTTACAGCAAGAGCTTTATAGGACTGCATGTAAGACGGACCAAATCGAACAGTTATGTCACCATTGTTTGCAATGGCCGGCCAACCTGTTCCACTTTGAGCAAATAAACCATGTCCACTATTCGAAGAAAATGAGTATGAAGGTGCTGCATCAGATCCATCAGGGGCTAAGAGAGGATACGTAACTCCCGCAGCCGGTGTAACAAATGAAAGAATACCGGCACCATTAGTTTCGAGAACTTGTCCAGCAGAACCATCGACAGCAGGATAAGTTACTGCACCAATTGCTTGTGCGACTGTAAAGTTATTATTAACGCCCGCTGTTGCAAGTTCGCCGCGATTGGAGCCGGCTTTCGTATAATTGAGGGGACTATTGCCGAAACCTGTAAAATATAAACCAGTTGATTGTCCATTCTGTGTGAAGATTGGTGAACCAGCAGAACCAGGGGTACCAAAATTGATACCTTGCGGGAAGAGCTGATTAATATAACCATTTCTCCAACGATTCGGCGTAGCTTGACCGATATCTCGCGTTCCATTGGAATCTGCGAGTAAGTGTTGATTGATCGAAGGCGGAGAAGTGAGATTGCTGAGAGCTTGATTTGCACCAACAGTTGGTGTGGCCCAAGAACTATTGCCGGCCCCATCAGAAGTGACGACTTGACCAGAAGTTCCGGCAATTAAAGGAAGGATAAAAGCATTATTGACTTTAAGAGGTGTGCGAACATTCGTCACAGTAGGATTGATTGTCATCAAATCCGTACCCGTATTTGTGAAAGTAAATGTATTCAAAGCCCATCCAAGTTTGGTTTGGAAATCTCCAACGCCAAAATAGACGGCATCCTTTAGAACAACATTACCCCAACGTTGAGAAGGTGTTCCGAGGTTTGATCCACCATCAGTGGCAGGAAAAGCATCTGCCGTGATTTGAACGCCGCTAGGTTTGAATGCGGCAACTTCTGATCCACCGCTGACAATACTGTAGATGCCAGGGCCTGATCGATAGGCTCCAAGGCCATCTTCCGTTACGAAGGAAAATGAAGGAAGCGCAAGTGAACCATCAGCCGCATAGATATGAGAATTTTTTGTGAGAACATCTTGAAGAGATCCATTCTCAGTATTCCAGACTTGTAAACGTGTGACGCCTGGATCAGTGCTAAAATTAAATTCCGCAGAAGTCGCTGATAAGGATTGGCTGCGAACAATTGCTTTGCTCGATGGACGATCAAGATCAATAAGCACGGTACCAAATTCTGGATCACTCGCGATACTGAAAGTACCATTTCCGAAGCCCGAGGTAAGAATTGGATTAAGTGTGCTGTCTTGTGAAAAGGCATACACTGGGGCATAACCGTCAGATGGATTGTGATAGAATTCTGAACCACTGGCCCATTTTATTCCGATGCCGTCAAGAACATGAAGACGTGCCCATCGCAGGGAATCACTACCAAAACCAAGAGTTCCATCTGCGTTAGGTAAGAGAGCAGTATTGATTGCAACTGAAGCAAGATTATCGAGAGCCTTTGTCGCAGCAAGCCCAGTTGAATTATCCACATAGAATTTTGTGGCAGCATCTTGTGGATCAGTTGGATCACTTAAATTGATAAGTTTATTATTATTGATATTGATTCGTGTAAAGGAATTTAATTCTTCCGGTCCAACTGTAAACCGAGTGGTCATAAATCCATTATTGAGAGCTGATGTCATTACATGAAAAGTATCAACAAAATCACCAGTTTGGCTGGTTGAAAGCCCAACAGTTCCGGTGCTTCCCATACCGACAGAGGGATCATTCTCACCGCCATCGCGTTGAAGAGCCAAAGACGTTGAAGTGCGAATACGGACATAGTTTGCACCGAAGTCCATAAATTCAACACCATTATCACTGAGAGCAGTTCTACCCTCACCATTGAAAAAGAGGCCGGAGGCTGGATTTGTCAACCAAGAATAATTTGGTGCAGCCGCTGAACCATCGGGAGCAAGTAAAGGAAAGGCAAGAGATGTTCCACCTGATTTTTCCCAAATGGTACCGTTGTAAATTACAAAATTATTAACATCAAAGATGATAGGGCCACTACCAAGATCCTGCGTACCGGCAACTGTGACAAGATAGACATCACCATTATCTCCAGTTCCATCGGCAAGCGTAGGCGTATTTGTAGAAGCATCCCAGGTTCCTTTAAATTCCATAATGGCATTGGGCAATTGGGCCACAGGGACCTTTCCAAATCCATCAAGAGTCGCAACACCATTTGGCGCACCCTTTTCAGAGGCCGGAATTCCATCGGCAATAAGTTCAACCCAGGCTACATTCGTACGAACATTCAAAACATCTGTGTCGTCATTATAGACAACCATTCCTTCCTGTGGAACAATCGCATCGCGGACCGCAGTCGTTTGAACAGGCACGGCGAGGACTCCGATATTCCGTTCAACAATTGTGACTTCAGACCCGACAGGATGTGCCGTCGCAACGGTTCCGTTATATCCGCGAGTCAGGTTTAGAAAAGCCGTACTAGACGCGGATAAAAAATAAATTTGTTCGCTTTCAATTTGGATGACACCGCCTGTCGTGACATTTTGAATGCCGCCGATAACAGGACACTGTGTTTGGCTGGCCGTCATTAGGCTGAATAAGTTAAGACTCATATTTTTCTCCTCGAAATTATTGTTGCTTGTTAATCAAATATTTTTTTGTTACCTTCATCGGTTTCAATGGATTTTTGGAAATGATCCTTTTGAAAAAGTTCTACGATGAAGTTTACGACTCGATACACTACTTTACGGACACCCTTTTTATTTTCGCCGGCTAAAGCCCACTTTCCAAGCCGAGAACTGATTGTTTCGTCTGGATCACCGCCGCAAAGAGTATTTACAAACTGGTCTATTGAAACTAAGATATTCCAAAAGTAGCGTGAAATTTTGCTCATATTACATTTGGGGTGGTTCAAAGAAATTAGCAATTGCTGAAATATGCCGTGTCTGTAAATCATTAACCTTATGATAAGTGATCTGCAAAGAAAGCATAGTAGGAAATTTCATACACTCTGCACTTATAAAAGGAATCTGGACATTTTTCATCATATAGATTGTTTCCAAAAGATTCGGATAAATTATCGTTGAAGGATAATCTGTCCAAACTATATCAACAGTGAAATAATCCTGGTCATCTGCATCTTGTGAAAAAATTGATCCGCCGCGTAGAAAAACATCAAGTGGAAAATTTATTAAAATAGTTTTGGACGTTTCCAAAGTCGTCATTTCAATATGATACCCTTTCCATTTTTCAGTCGTATCTGAAGGCTGAGCCGTCGGCACCACTCTTTGTGGGGCTGTCGCGGTCGCTTTTACCTCAATTGGCTGATTTGCTTCGTCCTTAAAATTTGTTTCAAAATCAGTCGCATCAGCCGTTTCCTTTAAAATGGAATAGGTCCATAAAAAAGTTTTATCCTCAGCTCCATAAATATCATAATTTTGTGGAGTTTCAGAATATTGGATAAGCAATTTTTTTGCAATCACAAGAGCTTTAAAGGCGGCCCAAGAATCAACATTCATTACTTGCATTAGACTTCCAACCATCTTAAAGAAATTTCTGCTTGCCGATTATTAGATAATGGCTGACCCGTTATTAAAACCGAATTATTCGGAGCAATAGCGATTTCTGAATTTACCTCTAAAAGAATCGAGGTTGCATTTTGACCGGAAACTCCATTAGTTAATAAAGTTCCATTGGATGTAACTGTTGGAATAGAATTTAGAAGTATAACTGTTGTACCTCCGCCAAAAGAAACAATAGTTTGCGCAGTGCCATTTGCGGTAACAGTTGGATTTTTCCACGCCTTAACAATACCAGAAACATTGGCGACCCCAATACCATAAGCTAAAAAGCGAAAATAAAGTGTTTTCCCTGAACCATTCGGGTTTCTGATAAGATATAAAGGATTATCTGCCCCGCCTGTAACTTGATTAATCCCTGCGGCGTATCCAAATGTTTGATTTAAAAAAGTTGGAAGCCCACTTGAAACGGAAATAGATGATTGATCTGAGGCCAATACAACTGGCGTACTATTTGCCATTGTTTTTTGACCATTCGTAATGGAAGCCCCAGCACTATCAAGCTGCCGAACGCTTGCAGACCCATCACTATTGGGAACAAGTTTATTTCCCGTTACCGAATCAAAAATCTCGGATGGGGCTGCGCCTTGTGAGAATGTCAAATCGGCCATTGCCTAATCCTTAGTGAACCGAAATTGTACTATAGACATCCATCGCTTGGTTATCCAGATTGGTCCGAATAACTTTTACGCTCATTGTGGGAGCAATTGCCACGCCATTTTTCAGACTGAAAAGTGCGTTAAGATCACCCTTCGAAGTAAACTTTACATCTTTGGTCGTTTCACTTCCGGTAAGACCCCACTGGATTTCAACTTTCATTTGACCAGATGCACTTGCAACAATTTGGTCTAAAAGAACCGTTGAACCAGGTGTAAAAGTATGCGTGCTTGATGCGCCCGCTGCAACAGCGGCTACGGTATTAAATTTTGGATCTTCATCAGCCGTCGAATCAAATGTGACAGGAAGCGGTGATTGGTCGGAAGCAATGACAACGGGAACGGAAGC